TACATGCAGAACCAGAAGATGCACCTACTCAGCTCGTTAAAAAAGGTGTGCTCGACATGGATAAGGACAGCTTTTTAAACCTATTATCTGCAGAAGCAGGTGGTCTTCCAACTGATATAACAGCACTAAACACGATCCCGATGCAAAGCAATGGCGTCTCACCCGCCCTATCAGAATTAAAAAGATTTATTAGAGAGTCAATTTATCCTGACTATAGCTCGTATCATGAGGATAAGCCTGTTGGGTATAAGTCAAGAAATGTTCCCACTATTGTTACGAAGCAAGAGGCTGAATCAGTCTTTGACAGGTTAGATGACTATGATGATTTTTCTGTCGCATATAAAGCAGATGGTGGAATTGTTAATTATCAGGCAAGATCTCTAGAAGAGAAGGCTTTAAGAAATCTTATTCGTCAGGGAATTGAAAGAATTCTAGAGAGCAAAAAAAAAAAGTAGATGATAAAGATCATCATGAAGACGACATAGATGAGCAAAACGTAGTTGCAAATCTTGGGGGCGGTCCTAATCTGCCACTTGGAATGTCTACACCAACATTTGGAAGAAAAAGAAGGCCAGCGTGGAAGGCTGCAGGAGACGCATTCGGAGGAGCAAAGCTTGCAGATCCGACTAGCTTAAAGAAGATAAGAAAGAAGAAGATAAGAAAGAAGAAAAAGAAATAAATTAAAACTTGAACATTACTATTAAAAACTATATTATTGAATTGCTGACAAACATTGCATATTAAACATTAAGGAGTTAAACATGGCAAATATTGATTTTGATGCTATCCGTAAAAAGCTTGAGAGGCTAAGCGGAAATAATACAAATAGGTCATCCACATGGAGGCCTGTTGAGGGTGAAGAACATACAGTTCGTTTGCTTTCATTCCCCAACAATGATGGACAACCCTTTAAGGAAAGGTGGTTCTATTATAATATTGGAACTAACAGGGGACTTTTAGCTCCCTATCAGTTTGGAGATCCGGACCCAATTCAAGATCTTATCACTAAGCTTCGTGAAGAAGGTACAAAAGAGTCGTATGAGCTGGCTAAGAAGCTATATCCGAAGATGAGGACATATGCTCCAGTTATTGTACGAGGAGAGGAAGATAAGGGTGTTCAAATCTGGGGTTTTGGAAAGATGGTCTACCAGACACTTCTTGGGCTCATGCTTGATGAGGACTATGGAGATATCACAGATCTAGTAGATGGGAGAGATATCAAGGTCGTCTGCTCTAAGCAGCCTGGAAAGCGATGGGCCATGACAGAGGTCAGGCCAAGAGGAAAGCAAACAAAGCTTTCAGATGACAATAATCAGGTAAAGACTTGGGTCTCTGAGATTCCAGATCTAGATGAAATGTATCAATGCAAGACTAGTGATGAGCTCACAAAGATTATAAATGACTGGCTGAATGATGATGAAGCTCTCACAGAGAGTAGTGACAAGGACGACAGTTCGTCAAATTCAGATACTAGTACTTCTGAGTCTACTGTACCTGCATCAGGATATAGCAGCATAGATGACGCCTTTGCTGACTTGATGTCTGACGATAGTTAATTAAAATGATTCCCCGCACAAATTGTGCGGGGAATTCGTTATGAACAATGTCCTACCGTAGGTGTAAGATATAACATGCTTAGGTAATAAATAATGTCGTCAAAAGGAACAGAAGATTTTACGTCTGATCTTATTCAGTCACTCAACAAGGAACACGGTAGCAGGATTGCTTACAATCTTGCATATGATGAATCTCCAACACATGTAAAGCGATGGATTTCTACAGGGTCAAGATTACTTGATTATATCTGTTCTAATAGAAGAGGTGGAGGTCTTCCTGAAGGAAGAATAGTAGAGATCTTTGGCCCACCGTCAATTGGAAAGTCACATATAGCAACGCAGATCGCTAGGACTACACAGCAGATGGGTGGAATTGTTGTGTATATCGACACAGAGAATGCCACATCTGTTGAAAATTTAGGAATGCTTGGTGTTGATGTTTCAAGGCGCTTTGTCTATGTTGACACACACTGCACAGAAGAAGTTTTGTCTATTGCTGAAGCAACCATTATGAAAGCAAAGGCAATGGATAAGGATATACCAGTTACTATTGTGTGGGATTCTGTGGCAGCCTCATCACCTAAGGCAGAGCTTCTGGGTGATTATGACAAGGAATCAATTGGCCTGCAGGCCCGAGCGATCTCCAAGGGCATGCGAAAGATCACGGGGGTTATTGCAAATCAGAGCGTCTTATTTGTGATCTTGAATCAGACTAGAACAAAAATTGGTGTCATGTTTGGTGATCCTACGACGACGCCCGGCGGAAAGGCAATTCCGTTTCATGCTTCTACAAGAATTAAGCTCGGTGCAGGGCAACAGATAAAAGATGGCGATGACGTAATCGGTATTCATGTTTCTGCAAAGACAATTAAGAACAAGGTTGCGGCACCATTTAGAAAGATTGACTTTGAGATACACTTCGGAGTCGGTATAAAAGAGCATGAACAAGTATTCGATATTTTGAGAAAACATGGTCCAGAGATAGTAGACGGAAATGAGGTATCTATTTCTGGAACAGGATCGTGGAAGACTCTGTCTGTTGTAGATGCTGGTACAGGTGAGTGTATAATTGAAAAGAAGTTTCATAAACCTAAGTTTAATGAGATAATGAATAATCCAGAGTATTCCCATTATATAGATGACCTTTTGGAAAAGGTCATGGTCAAAAGTATGAATAATGATGATTTAGATGTAGATGTTAATTCATATGTTGAGGTAAGTGCATTAGTAGATTCTATTGATGATGAATTAATTGATCCAGAAGGCTAGAATGTGCAGGAAGAAAAAGATAGACATCTTGTTATCTTGGTTGATGCACTAAATCTCTTTACAAGACATTTTGTAGCACACCCAGCTGTTAGTTCAAATGGTGAGCACGTGGGTGGAATAGTTGGATTTCTTTATGCAGTAATAGATCTTGCAGAGAGGTATAGACCAGCGCAGATGATTGTAGTATGGGAAGGCGGTGGGTCCACCCGTAGAAGAAATTTATTTAAAGATTATAAGTCTCGACGACGTCCAGAGCGACTTAATAGATATTATGACGACGACATACCTGATACTATTGAAAATAGAAATCATCAGATTTCAACACTTGTTAATATTATAAAGGATCTTCCAATAGAACAGCTGTACATACCAGATTGTGAGGCAGATGATGTGATAGGATATCTTAATAAGTACAGACTTCGTGATTGTAGAAAGTTAATAATTTCTTCTGATAAGGATTTTTATCAGCTTCTTGATAAAAAAACAATTATTTATTCACCAACTTGGAAAAAACTAGTTACAGAAAAAGAGGTAAAGGAGAAGTTTAAGATATCTCCTAGAAATTTTTGTCTTGCTAAGTCAATTTGCGGAGACCCGTCTGATAATATATCGGGTGTAAAGGGAGTTGGATTCAAGACTTTAGCTAAAAGATTTCCAGAATTACTATCAGATGAAGATATCATGATATCAGACATCATTGCAGTAGCAAAGCAAAACATATCAGAGGGTAGCAAAATAAAAGCATTTGAAAGAATAGCTGAGTCAGAGTCTTTAATAAGAAGAAACTGGAAGTTAATATATCTTGATACTTCAAATTTATCAGAATTTCAGATATCTAAAATTGTTAATTCTGTTGATACTTTTTCAGATTCAAGAAATAAAATAAACGTGATGAGAACTTTAATTAAAGAAGGTATTCAGACCTTCAATGTGGATAGAATGTTTTTGTCAATGAATCACATGGGTAAAAAGAATGTCTGACTCATCATACTTTGGGCAGTATGGAAAACAATTTCAAGAAAAGATTTTTCAGTGCTTTCTTATAGATCATCAGTGGTCTACCCAGATGTCGGACGTGATGACGTCTGAATATTTTGATTTAAGATATTTAAAATACTTGACAGAAAGATATTTTAAATATTATGAAAAATATAAGTCTTTTCCCACCCTATCTTTGCTCGTTTCAATCATACGTGATGACCTAAGAGAGGGAAATGACGCAATATTAAGAGATCAAATTGTTGAATTTTTGCATAGAGTAAAAACAAATCCAAATCCTGGAGATTTACAGTATGTAAAAGATAAAACATTAGAGTTTTGTAGAAAGCAGGCGCTTAAGGATGCGCTAGAGAAATCAGTTGAACTCATTGCTTCTGACGACTATGAGTCTGTTGTATCACTTATGAAAGATGCTATTTCTGTCGGAATGCCAAACACGCTAGGTCATGATTTTTTTGAAGACTATGAGTCAAGATTTTCTATCATTAATAGATCAGCATGCCCTACAGGAATTCCACAAATAGATAAAAAAGGAATATTGAATGGTGGGCTTGGAAGAGGAGAGCTTGGGGTAATGATAGCAAATACCGGTGTAGGAAAGTCTCATTTCTTAGTTCATGCAGGATGTGAAGCTTTACGTCGTGGGAAAAATGTCGTGCATTACACATTTGAATTATCTGAAAGAGCTGTCGGAATAAGATATGATAGCAATCTATGTCATATTCCAAGTGATGAAGTAATAGAAAGAAAAGAAGATGTCATTAAAATGTATGAGGGAATGGACGTAGGTCGACTTATCATTAAGGAATACCCAACAGGGTATCCTAGCGTTTTAACAATTAAAAGTCACATTGAAAAGCTTTTACTCAAGTCTTTCGTTCCCAGCCTGATAATTATTGATTATGCAGATATCATGAAGGCTACTAGGAAGTTTGAATCTTTGCGACATGAATTAAAACTTATATATGAGGAACTTAGAAACTTGGCTATGAGTTTAAATGTTCCAGTCTGGACCGCATCTCAAGCTAATAGAGATGCAGCTAATTCTTCAATTGTTGGATTAGAAAATATGTCTGAGGCGTATGGAAAAGCTATGGTAGCAGATATAGTCCTTTCTATTTCAAGAAAGCCCACTGAAAAGGCATCAGGTTGCGGTAGGCTATTTGTAGCAAAAAATCGAGCCGGAAGGGATGGCGTGTTATTTCCTATTCACCTGGACACATCTATATCAAAGTTATTTGTAGTAGAAAATGCAGAGGAAATGACGCTAGGTGATGTTATTGAGACAGATAGTAACTCAATGAAGCAGTTATTGAAAGATAAGTGGAAAGAGGTTAACGGCGACACAGCCGTGTGATAAATTTTTAGAAGGAATGGGAGCGAGCGTGTATAATTTCGATGAAGTTTTTAATGAAAGCGTAAAGTATTTTGATGGAGATGAGCTCGCTGCAAATGTATTCGCTACAAAATATGCGCTTTGTGATAGAGATGGAAATTTTTATGAATTAACTCCCGATGACATGCACAAGAGAATAGCAAAGGAATTTTCTAGAATTGAAAGAAAGTATGAAAATTCAATGAGCGAAGATGAGATATATTCTCTTCTAAAAGATTTCAAATACATAGTTCCTCAGGGAAGTCCCATGGCGGGAATTGGAAATAATTTTCAAATTCAATCTTTATCTAATTGCTTTGTGATAGAGCCTCCGCATGACTCATATGGTGGAATTCTAAAAACCGATCAAGAGCTTGTTCAAATAGCTAAACGTAGAGGAGGAGTTGGATTTGATATATCGACAATTAGACCAAAAGGACAGTCAACAGGAAATTGTGCGAGGACTACAGATGGAATTGAAGTTTTTATGGATAGATTTTCAAATTCTTGCAGGGAGGTGGCTCAGGGCGGACGTCGCGGAGCACTTATGCTTACTATCTCTGTTCACCATCCTCAAATTAGAGACTTTATAAAGATTAAGAGAGATCTAACAAGAGTAACAGGTGCTAATATATCCATTAAAATAACAGATGAGTTTATGAATGCTGTTGTAGATGATGAAGATGTAGAATTAAGATGGCCAGTTGATGAAGAGACACCTAAGATAAAGGATAGAGCTAAAGCTAAAGAATTGTGGAATGATATAATTGAGTCAGCTCATGCTTCTGCAGAGCCGGGAATTCTCTTCTGGGATAATGCAAAACAGCTTACACCTTCTGACATTTATGAAAATGAAGGATTTGGGTCTGTTTCTACAAATCCATGTGGAGAAATAATTTTATCTCCATATGATTCATGTAGGCTGATGTTGATAAATCTTTCTTCATTTGTTGATGATGAATTTTGTGATAGTGCAGCATTTAATTTTAAGAAAATGTCTGAGGTTGTGCAAAAAGCACAGAGACTAATGGATGATATGATTGATCTTGAAATAGAGCAGATAGATAAAATTCTTGAAAAAATTAACTCTGATCCTGAGCCTGACATAGTTAAGCTAAATGAAAAAAATATGTGGAAACAGATAAAAGATAGAGCCCGGCGCGGAAGAAGAACAGGATTGGGTGTGACCTCAGTTGGTGATACGCTTGCCGCACTTAATGTAAGATACGGATCTAAAGCATCCATTGATATTGTTGAAAAGATCTATAAGACTCTTTGTATAAATTCATATATGTCCTCTTGTATTCTTGCAAAAGAGAGGGGAGCATTTCCAGTTCACGATTTTAGAAAGGAAACATATCATCCATTTTTAAGAAGAATATGGGAAGAAAATCCAAAGCTTCTAGATATGAATGAGAAATATGGAAGAAGAAATATAGCTCTCACGACAACAGCACCGGCAGGGTCAGTTTCCGTATTGACGCAAACAACGTCTGGGATTGAGCCAGCTTATCTCTTGAAGTATACTAGAAGAAAGAAGCTTACTGAAAGTGATGCAGGTGGCAGAGTAGATTTTATAGATGATGTTGGAGACCGGTGG